CTTCAATAAAGAATCATTATCTTCAATAGAGATAAAAGAGTTAGTAGATGATTGTGTGGACATTCTTAAGACACATTTTAAAAATAAAACATATGATTATATGTACAAATATTATAACCCATATTTTTATACTACGGCTGAAGATGTTACAACTACAGAGTTTGAAACAAAGGGGATTTACGAAGAAGAAGACTTTTTTACTTTCCAGATTTTACATAAGAAAAGAATTGTCGGAGAAAAGATTTTTACTGGTAATGACTACCCACCAAAAGTAAGATATGATGTTGATATAAGAAAAATTTTACCTAAAATCATTGATCAAATCCAACAAGGGTTAAGTCAGAAAGAATATACAAAAAAATATTGTGATTATGACTTAGGCACTATATTTATTAATAAGTAAAGTGAAAAGAGTTATGGAGAAAAGAGAAGTTAAAAACTTAGGTTATTTAGGGTATAGTTTTCAGATTAAGTTAGTTAAACAAATGATAGAGGATATTAAGTTTTCAGAAAGTATCATAGACATCATATCACCAAATTATTTTGACAATGAATACATAAGGCTAATTATTGCTAGTGTCAAAGATTATAAAGATAGTTATGAAACTATCCCCACATATGACACCATAAAACAAATCATTAAGGCTGAAGTCCGAAGAGATATCGCTAGAGAGTCAGCTTTAGAAATGGTTAAAGAAGTGATAAACTCTGATAGTAAAGATTGTTTACATACACAAGAAGTTGCCATTAAGTTCTGTAAACAACAAGAACTTAAGAAGGCTAATCAGAAGATCCAAAAGATTTTAGATACTGGAGATTTTGATAGATATGAAGAGTGTGAAGAAATATTAAAACAAGCTTTAACTATTGGTGATGTTACCGATGATGGGATTGATGTATTTCACGCCATAGAAGATGTTCTTAGTGATGATTTTAGGTCACCAATACAAACTGGTATCGTAGGTTTAGATAACCTAATGGATGGTGGGTTAGCTAAAGGTGAGTTAGGTGTTATATTAGCCCCGTTCGGTGTCGGTAAGACTACTTTGGTTACTAGAATGGCTAATACTGCGTATAACTTAGGTTATAATGTAGTTCAAATATTCTTCGAGGATAACCCAAAAGTAATTCAAAGAAAACACATAACTTGTTGGACTGAGATACCATTAAATGAATTGACTGAAAATAGGGAACAAGTGAAAGAAATTTTACCTAGGTTTAAAAGTAAAGAAGGAAACCTTATTTTAAAGAAAATGGCTAGTGATGGTACTACAATACCTCAGATTAGACAGTATCTAAGGAAATTGACTTCTAATGGTATGAAACCCGATGTTGTCTTTGTGGATTACATTGATTGTATTGCCCCTACCAAACAATTTAAAGATGAATGGTCAGGTGAAGGTAATGTTATGAGACAATTTGAAACTATGATATCAGAATTGGATATTGTTGGTTGGACTGCGATACAAGGAAACAGAAGTTCTATTGGGGCTAATGTTGTACAAGCGGATATGATTGGTGGTTCTATTAAAAAGGGACAAATCGGACATTTCATTGTTTCAGTAGCTAAAACTTTAGAACAAAAAGAAGAAGGTAGAGCGACTATGGCGATTCTTAAATCTAGATTCGGTAAAGATGGTGTTATATTCGAAGATATTTTATTTGATAATGGAACACTTGTAATCGATACTAATGATTCTAGTGATGTATCTTTCTTAGACTTCGAAAAAGGTACGAAGAGGAAAGATTCTAATTTTATAACGGAAGTTATAAAGAAAAACAGGGCGACTTCAGGGGGAGGATAAATTGATTAATTTATTTAAACGTAAAAAACGATTTAAATAAATCGTTAATGGAATACCCACCTTAAGGTCTAAATAACATAATAAAAAAAACAGTAAATATGGACGTAACAAACAAAATATTATCAGACATTACAGTGTATATGAAATACGCTAAATACTTACCAGAATTAAATAGAAGGGAAACTTGGGAAGAACTAGTTACGAGAAATAAGAATATGCACATTAAGAAATATCCTGAGTTAAAAGATGAGATAGAAGAAAAGTATAAGTTTGTATACGATAAAAAAGTTCTACCATCTATGAGGTCTATGCAATTCGCTGGAAAGTCTATCGAGATATCACCTAACAGAGTTTATAACTGCGCGTTTTTACCGATTAACTCTATTGAGTCGTTTAGTGAAACAATGTTTTTACTTTTAGGTGGGACAGGCGTTGGGTACTCAGTACAAAAACATCATGTAGAGAAACTACAACCAATAAATAAACCATATAGTAAAAGAAAAAGAAGGTTTTTAATTGGGGATTCAATCGAAGGATGGGCTGACTCAATTAAAGTACTTATGAAGTCTTACATCGGAGAAAAAAGAAGTTCTAGTATAGAATTTGATTTTTCGGACATTAGACCAAAAGGGGCTAGGTTAGTTACTTCTGGTGGTAAGGCACCGGGACCTCAACCATTAAAGGAATGTATTGTTAAAATAAAGGGTGTTTTAGAAAATAAAACTGATGGTGACAAATTAACCACACTTGAAACACATGATATTGTATGTTACATTGCTGACGCAGTGTTAGCTGGTGGTATTCGTAGGGCGGCTTTAATTAGTCTATTTAGTGCTGATGATGGTGAAATGATTTCTTGTAAAACAGGTAACTGGTGGGAAACTAACCCACAAAGAGGTAGGTCAAATAATTCAGCGGTTCTTATTAGACATAAAATCACTAAAGATTTCTTTATGGAATTGTGGAAAAGAATTGAACTGTCAGGTGCAGGTGAACCAGGAATTTACCTATCGAATGATAAGGAATATGGTACAAATCCCTGTTGTTTTGTAGGTGATACATTAGTTGCCACTGCAGATGGAAGAAACGCTGTTAGTATTGCTCAGTTAGAGAAAGAGAATTATAAAGGACCTGTTTATTCTATTCAAACACAAACCGGTCAAGTAGTAACATCTTATTGTTCTAATGTTTGGGTAAGTAAAAAAAATGCAGAGTTAGTTGAGGTTAAATTAGATGACGGTTCAAGTTTTAGGTGTACACCTGACCATAAAATTATGTTAAGAGGTTGTAACTATGTTGAAGCTAAAGATTTAGTTAACGGGGTCAGTTTAATGCCGTTTAATTCATTTAAAAGACCCGATAGGGATTATAGGATGATATGTTCTAACACTGGAAGAGATTTAGCTCAATACGCTCACGTATCACAATATTATGATATTATAAAAAATGGATATGAAAAACAACATATCCACCATATAGATGGTAATGGTTTAAATGATTTACCAGAAAACTTAGAATCTATTAATGCAAAAGAGCATAATAGAAACCATATGTTAGGAGATAACAATTCTTTTTTTAAGATTAAAGATTTAGATTCTTGGAAAGAGAAACAATCAAGTAGACAATTAGGGGTAAAAAATAGTAATTCTAATGGAATAACAACTGAGGAAATGTTAATTAGGTTGAGGTCTAGAAGGGTACAAAAGTTGAAAAGGTTAACCCAAAAGGAAATATTAGAAACATGTAATGTTAAATTTTTATCTAAAGGTAGGTTAACTGAAATGAATGTTAATAGTATATCTGAATTACAGGATGATCTATGTGAAATGATAAACCATAAGGTTGTTAGCGTTGATTTTATATCAGAAAGAGAAGATGTTTATGATATGACAGTTGAGGGGACACATAATTTTGGTATTATAACATCCAGTACTGATGATAACTTTATAAATAGTTCAGGTATTTTTGTTCATAATTGTGAAATAGCACTAAGACCATTTCAGTTCTGTAACTTATGTGAAGTAAACGTTTCTAATATCGAATCACAAGAAGATTTAAATGTAAGAGTTAAAGCTGCTGCGTTCATAGGGACGTTACAAGCTGGTTATACGGGCTTTCATTATCTTAGAGAGATATGGCAAGAAACTACAGAGAAAGACGCTCTAATAGGTGTTTCTATGACTGGAATTGGAAGTGGTGTAGTATTAGGATATGACTTAGAAAAATCTGCGGATATAGTAAAGAGAGAAAATAGTAGAGTAGCTAAATTAATAGATATTAATAAATCTGCTAGATGTACTACTGTAAAACCGGCCGGAACTACATCCCTTACTTTAGGGACATCATCGGGAATACATGCTTGGCACAATGATTATTATATTAGAAGAATTAGAGTTGGTAAAAATGAATCAATTTATAAGTATTTAATTGTTAATCATCCAGAATTATTAGAAGATGACTTTTTTAGGTCTCACGACACCGCAATTATCACCATACCACAAAAAGCACCAAAAGGTTCTATATTAAGAACTGAATCACCTTTTGATCTTTTAGAGAGAGTTAAGAAAGTTGCTACTGAGTGGGTAAAGAGTGGACATCGAAATGGTTCTAACACACATAATGTTTCGGCAACTATATCTTTAAAAGAAGAAGATTGGGAATTAGCTGGTGAATGGATGTGGACAAATAAAGAACATTATAATGGGTTATCTGTATTACCTTACAACGGTGGTACATATACTCAAGCACCTTTCGAAGATATTACTGAAGAAAAGTATAATGAAATGGTAAAACATTTAAATAACATTGATTTATCTCTAATAGTAGAAGAAACTGACGAAACCGATTTAAGTGGCGAATTAGCTTGCGCTGGGGGAAGTTGTACCATTACTGATATATAAGGTTTATGGGGGTAATAATAAAATAAAATAAAAAAAAGATGAGTGAAAGAAAAACAACATTAGGACCAAATGAGATGTTTACCGAGTTTGAACCAAAACAATCAAACAGATGGTTGGTAAAGTTTCCAGAAGAGTTTGGGATAGAAAAATGGATGATTAAACATGTAACGCCTGTTGTGTTTGATGCTGAGAAAAAAGAATGGAATGATATAACAATCACCCTATGGGATGCAATACCAAATTCATCATCAAAAGCACTAAGTGATTTAATCCAAAAAGGAAGATACCATAATTTCTTATTACAGATGACAATGTTGAGCCCGATTGGTGATGATGTTGAGGACTTTTATTTTGAAGGGTGTAATATTAAGACAATCAACTTTGGTGAGACAGATTACCAAAAACAAAAATTTAAACTAATAACATTGGTTATTAAATATAATAAATGTATTGTTAATTAAAATGGAAAACTCAACAAAAGATTGGATATATGATTTATATGTTAAAGAAACTATAAATCGTAAGATAAAACCAATACCCAAGGAACAACACTTAAATAGGGGTAGTTGTTGTGGAAATGGATGTTTACATTGTCCATACATTCCCAAATACGAAAAAGGTGCTACAGATACCAAATAATTAAAAGTCAGAGAAATCTGACTTTTTTTATTATTAACCTTTCCTTCCAAAAAATAAATAATAGAATATTTATATATACAAATGGCAAAACAAAGATTTATAAATATTGATTTTCCCTTTAAAGATAGCCCTGAAGGGTTTTACTTTAACTTAAACGCAACTGATACAGACGCTATTAGGGCAGATTTATTACATTTACTATTAACAAATAAAGGTGAAAGATTATATATGCCTGATTTCGGTAGTGATTTAAAAAAATATATTTTTGAACCAAACGATGGTGTTACTCACGAACAAATAAAAGATAACTTGAATGAGACTATTAAAAGGTATATGCCAAATTTAATAATTAATGGTATAACATTTAAAAATGACGATATTGAGGAATTAATAATAGTAGAACTAACATATACAGTAACAGATGGGACTTTTAATAGTACTGATACTGTTACA